CACCGGCAAGGTGTACCGCGTGGCGCACCACCGCAGCACGGGCAACTACGGTAATGCGGCGCAGAGCAACTATTGGGCGCAACCCAATATCACCATCAGCCCGAGTGGCACGCGCATGTTGTTCCAGAGCGATTGGGGCGATGCCGACCCGAAAGCGCCCGTCATCAACCCGGATGCGCAGGTGGACACCTACGTCATTGAGCTGCCGGGTTACAAGGCCTGATCCATGTCCACCCTCTACGCCACCCTTGCTGATTTGCAAACCCGCTACGGCGAGGAGATCAACCAGGTTGCCGACCGCGACGGCGACGGCCTGGCCGATCCCGCTGTGGTGGGCGGTGTGCTGGCGGACGTGAGCGCCGAGATCGACAGCTACCTCGCCACCCGCTACACGCTGCCGCTGGCCGCCGTGCCGCTGCTGCTCACACGGCTGGCCTGCGCCATTGCCCGCGAGCGGCTGGCGCTGGCCAGCGGCATGGTGCTCGACCCAAACCAGGCCGCGCGCATCGAAGCTGACGCTGCTCGCAAGACCCTCAAGGCATTGTCGGACGGCAGCGCGCTGCTTGGTGTGCAGCCCGAGCCCGCACAGCCCACGGCGGGCATGGTGCAAATGACCAGCGGCGGCCGCGTGTGGAGCCGCACCGCCACCGGCGACGACGGGATCTGACCATGGCCGACAGCCTCACCGCCCTGGAAGCGCAACTCGTTGCGCGCCTGCAGTCTCGCCTGCCGCAGACCGGCGCGGGCAAAGTGCATGTGCTCACCGCAGCCGAGCTGGCCAACCTGAGCGAGAGCACCCAGCCCTCGCCCGCCGTGCACATCGTCTACCAAGGCTACGCCGTGGCCGAGTCGCGGCCCGACGCCAGGGCCAGCCGACTCACGCAAACCTGGCTGGCCGTGATTGCTGTACGCAACCTGGCCAGCGGCAAGACCGGCAGCGCCGCCCGCGCCGACGCCGGGCAGCTTGCAGGCACTGTGGCCGCAGCCCTCATCGGCTGGACGCCTGCGCCTGCCATGCGCCCGCTGCAACTCGCCACACCGCCCGCAGCAGGCTACAGCGCGGGCTATATGTACCTGCCCATCGCTGTCACCACCGACGTGCTGGTGCAGCAAGAGTGACCCCGCGACCCCCACGCAACCCCCACGCAACCGCCCCTAGGAGACCCTCATGGCCCTGCGAAAAATCACCTACAAACCCTATTTCGGCTCTGGCAAAATCTATGCCCGACCCTATGGCAGCGCGGCCGCGCTGGCCGAAATTGGCAACTGCGCCTCGCTCGAATTTGCGGTCAACGAAGACAACAAAAAACAGAGCGACTACACCAAGGCAGGCGGCGGCACGTATGCCCAGGTCATCCGCATCAACTCCATGGAGGTCACTATTCAGGCCAACGACCTCAACCCGCTCAACCTCGCCCGCAGCCTGTTCGGCAGCGCCGACAGCGTGATGTCCGGCACCGTGGTGGACGAAGCCCATACCGCGTACAAAAGCGGCCTCATCCGCCTGACCAACCCCAACCCCAGCGCCGTGGTGCTCACCAATGTGGGCAACACCGTCACCTATGTGGCCGGAACCGACTATGAGGTGCGCCCCGAGGGAATCTACATCCTGGAGGCTGGCGCCATTGCCGACGCCACCCCGGTATTGGCCGACTACAGCTACGCCGCGTATGACGTGGTGCAGGCCCTCACCACCGGCTGCGCCTGAGCTGGAGCTGAGCTTCGGCGGCATCAACGAGGCCGACAGCGGCAACGCCGTGCTGGTCGATGCCTTCCGCGTCAAGCTCGGCGCAGCCAAGAAACTTGGCATGATTGGCACCGACTTCGCCTCGCTGGAAATCACCGGCGAAGTGCTGATCGACTCCACCAAATCCGGCGCTGGCATCAGCAAATACATGCGCGTGCAGATGGTTTGATTTTCTTGGGTTGACTCCTCGCGGCGTTCTGTAAAGCCGTTTTATAGCCGCCTTGTGCGGCTTTTTTTATGCTGTCCTGACCATGAGTGACAACCTCAAAGTCGGCCTGCAGATTGATGCCAAAACCACCGGAGCCGCCGGTGTAGAAGCCTTGGGCAAGGACGTGCAAGGGGTGGGCGAAGCCAGCCGCAAAGCCGCCCCTGCGCAGCGCGACCAGGCGCGCGCCAGCGAGCAGCAGGGCAAGAGCGCCAAAGAAGGCGCTGGAGGAATTGGAGAACTGCGCGGGGCGCTGGAAGGTCTGGCCCTGGCCAAGCTGGTGCAGGATTTTGTGCGCGTCAGCGCCGCGCAAGAGGCCAACCGCAAGGCCCTCGACCAGCTCACCGGCAGCACCCAGGCCGGCGGGGCCGAAATGGAATACCTGCGCAGTGCCGCCGACCGCCTGGGCGTCAACCTCGACGACGCCGCCCGCGCCTACGTTGGCCTGAGCGCAGCGACCAAAGGCACCAACCTCGAAGGGCAGAACACCAAGGCCATTTTTGAGGCCGTGGTGGGCGCCATGTCCAAGCTGGGCAAGAGCAGCGCCGAAACACAAAACGCTTTGCTGGCTGTATCGCAAATGGCGAGCAAGGGCACCATCAGCATGGAAGACCTGCGCGGGCAACTGGGCGAAGCCCTGCCCGGCGCCATGCAGGCCGCAGCCAAAGCCATGGGCGTGACCGTAGCCGAGCTGGACAAGATGGTCGCCAGCGGCACCGTGACCGCCGACGAACTGCTGCCCAAGCTGGCCGAACAGCTCAACGCCACATTTGGATCGGCCCCGCCAGACACGCTCAACGCGGCCATGGCACAGCTCGAAAACAAGGTCACTGCTGCCATCGGCGCGATGAATGAGGCGGGCACCANCAGCACCGTGCTGCGCGGCGCGTTCTCGGCGCTTTCCGGTATCACCGCGGCGCTGGCGGATATTTTCAACAGCGCGGCAGAGGCCATCGGCATAGTAGGCAAGGGCATTGCGGCCACGTTCTACAGCATTCAACTGGCGCTTGGAGGTGACTTCAACGGCGCTTTGACGGCTTGGAAAACCAATATGGCCGACGCCATGGACAGCGCCGCCAACAACATCGGCAAGGTGCGCCAGGCCGTGGGGCTGCTTCCGGGCGATGCAAAGACCGCAGCCGAAAATACCAAGCCCGCGCTGAAAGACACCGCGACCGCAGCCGAACAACTCGCCACCGCATTCACTGCCACCGGCACCGCCGCCGGTGGCATGTCCACCGCCACCGGCGCTGCAGCGCAGGGCCTGGCGCAGCAGTTCAAGCTGGACACGCTGCAGGGCGTGCTCAACCTGGCCGACGCCTTCACCCTTGCTGGCGACAAAGCCACGGCCATGAGCGCCAATGTGCAGGCCGCCGTTGCGAAAATGAACGCGGGCGATCTGTCCAGCTTCGCCGCCAACCTCAAAACTGCGTTTGAAACCGGGCAGATCGACGCGCAGCGCTTCGCGGAACTCAACAATACCGTGCTGGCGCAGAGCTTCAAGAACCTCGGCCTCGACATTGACCAGGCATTCGGCGGCATCAGCGCCAAAACTGGCGCGGCCATCAACAGCGTGGACGCACTGGTGAGCAGCCTGCAAGCCGCTGGGCAAACCGGCCCCGCTGCCGCCGCAGCCATCGGCCAGGCACTCGCCGCAGCCACCAACCGGGCGGACACGCAAGCGGGGCTTGATGCCATCAAAGCCAAGATCGAAAGCCTGCGCGGCACGCTGGGCGACACGCTCACCAACGGCCTGCTGCAACAGGCCACCGACCAGGCCACCAAGCTGGGCGCAGCCATTGATGCCGCCACCCCTGGCATCAACAGCCTGGCCGAGGCGTACAAAACACTCGGCATCACCAGCGATCAGGCACTTTCTCAGACGGCGGCCAAATCGCGCGAGGCTGCAGAGGTGATCGAGAAGCAGGGCGGNAGCGTGCGCGAGGTGTCGGCTGCATGGCAAAAGTATTTGCAGGACGCAGTGGCGGCCAACGGCGGCGCGGCNANCGAAACNATGAAGGCCGAAGCCGCTGCGCACGGCCTGGAAATCTCCGTCGATGCCAGCGGCAAAGCCTT